CCAACTGTGTGGCTAGGGCGTCGGGTGTGACGTAGTCGGCCACCTACTTCGACGTCTTCGCCTTCGCGGCCGTGCCGACAGGTGGCGTGACGGCCAGTTGAACGATGCCGGCCGGGTTCGTCGCGGCGAAGTTGCCCATCCCCCATACGGCGACGTTCTGACCCAACTTCTCGACGTCTTCGGCGGCGACCGAGAACGGGCCATCCTCGAACCATGTGGCGGCGAGACGGTTCGACACGAACATGGTGGCCGCCGCGGCGTACGGGTCATGGATGACGGGCAGGCCTGACACGTTGACGGTCAGCGTCGAGGCGGTGGCGGTGCCGGCCTGATTCGACGTGCCGTACGGAGCGGGTACGAGCAGGCCGCCGGCGGCGACGAACACGTCGGTCGAGGCGAGAGCGAACGATGCCGGCGACCCTGTCGCGGCTTCGACCATCGTGGATGCCTCGAACAGAGCGGCGGCCAATGCCGTGTCGGCGCCGGCGCCGCCGGTGGCGTCCCACGGCGGGCCGGGCACGGCGGCGGCCTCGAGCCCGGCCGACGCGGCGGCGCCGGTCACGGCGGCGTACGCGGCGAACATGATCCGCATGTAGGCGTCGCGGTACGACGGCGAGCTACGGCGGATGAGTTGGTACGACAGGTCGGAACCGCCGGCCCATGTCCGAAGCGGTGCGGTTCCACGTTTCAGGTCGACCCGCACCGAAGTGATCGGCGCCTTCTGTGCGAGCTGTTCGCCGACCAGGGCGGAAAGGTCGCCGTCGAAGTACGGCCAATCGACTTCCATGCCTTCGGGTGGTAGCCCGCGCGACCCGATCGCGGTGATTGACGGTCGGCCGGCGTCAACGATGCCGAACACTTCCGACAACCAGGCCGGCGGAATCACACCAGGATTATTCGGCGTGATTTGGTCGGCCAGGGCGCGGGCGATCTTCGTGTCGGACCATGCCGCGTCGACCCATGCGTCAAGCGTGGCGTATTGCGCCAACGGGTGACCGGCGGCCGCCGGCGGGTCGCGGGTGATGAGTTCACGGCGAACGTCGTCGAGCGCCCGGTTAAGGGTGGGCACGTCGACGAGCTCGGCGGTGACGGCCGGCGCGACCGGAACGTCGGGCTGTTCGCGGATGGTGGCGGTGTCGGGCATGTTGGTTGTCTCCTGTTCGCGGACGGCGAGTATCGGGGCGTCGAGTTGCGGCCGGAACGCGAACGCGATCCCGTGCACGATCGAAGCGGTGCGGGTGAGCAGGCCGGCGGCCTGCTCGACGTCGACCTGTTCGAGCTCCATTGAGACGGAACGGATGACGCCGGCGTCGACGTTCGCCATCGCGTCGAGCCCGGCCGACGACCGGGCGATGACGAGCTCGACGGTCGGGCCGGTGCCGTCGTCGTCGAACGTGTCAGGGTCGGCCCGGCCGATGAGGTCGCCCATGTGCCGGTTGACGACGTGAACGTTGTCGGCCAGACGGATCGAGCCGGGCGCATGCTGTTCGCAGTAGGCGGTGCCGTCGAGGTCAACGACGTCGCGCGGCGTGTTCCATGAACACAATCGGACGGTGACGGTTCGCCGGTCGAGGTCATGAGCGATGACGGGCAGGTCGCGGTGCAACATGGTTAGAGCCCTTCGACGTTGGGGGCGACGGCGGCCGGGTCGGCCGGCGCTGTTGCCGGTAGGCCTTCGAGGGCGCGGACTTCGCCAACCGAATGGATGCCGGCGGCAACCGATTGGGCGTAGGTGGAGATGCGCGCGGCGAAGTCCATGCGGATGAGCGCGGACGTGTCGAACACGGCGTCGGTGCCGTGCGGCAACATGTCGGAGAATGCGGCTTCGATCCGTGACAGGTAGCCCGGGAACAGGCCGAGTTGTAGCCATCGGCGGAGCTCGTCTTGTGTCGTCGAGTAGGTCAATGATGATTGTGACAACAGGTTGAGGATCGACGGCGGTATGAGCAGGGCGCGGCCGATGGTGGCGTCGAGCGAATCGACGGCGGCCAGGAACAGGGCGTCGGCGGCCGATTGCGGTGTGTACGTTTCGAGGTCGATGCCACCGGATAGGACGGCGGGCCGGCGTTCTAGGCGTGCGGCGGCCCATTCGGCGGCGAGCTCGGCGGCCTTGTCGCCGGTCAACCGGTTCGGATGTTTGATGGCGTACGGCGGTACTGACGCGGTCAGGCTGTAATAGTCGGCGCCGTAGCGGTACACGGCGGCCAACGCTTCGAGGGTGCCGGCGATGTCCTGTAGGGGTGACCGGCCGACCGGGCCGGGGTCGGACCGGAACGGTATGTACCGGATTGTCGTACGGTCAGCGGCGATGCCGTCGACCCATACTTCGGCTACTTCGTCGCCGGCGGTTGACAGGCGGTAGCTGACTCGGGCCGGGTCGAGCACGCGGACGGCCAACGGGTATCCGTCTGCGCCGACACGGTAGATGCGTAACCAGGCCATGCCGGTGGCGGTGAGACTGTTACAGATGCGTTCGAGGGTCACCCGGTACGGTTCGCGCGGGTCGGGCCGCCGCAGTACCGAAGGGGTGGGGCGGATGCGTTCGCGGCCGTTGTGGGCGACCATCGGCATGGTTGCCGTCGTGTCAGCGATGAGCATGCGGCCGGCGACGACGGTGGGCAGGGCTGACGGGTCGATGGCGTCGAGGCGTGCGGCGACTTGCCGGTTGATTTGTGCGTCGAGCGGTTCGGCGGTCGAGTCAGCGAACAGTCGAGCGAACCATCCCATCGGCGTCGACGATGATGTAATCAGGTTGCATTTGCAACTAGTGGATGCCGGCGGGCGCGGCGTCGAGCGCCGGATGCACGGCGCGGGCCAATGACGCGGCGATGAGCGGAGACACGTCGACGGTTGATGTGTTCCGTGAGAACGTCCAGCTACCGTCGCCGTGGGGGCGCCGGCGGGCGCCGGTCACGGCGGCGTCGAGCTCGGATGATGGGACGTTGACGAGTTCGCCGGTCCTGACGGCTTCGACGAGTTGGGCGGCGGCGGCGGCCGTGTCGCGAAGGGTCATGTCGGTCAACGGTACGGCGGCCTGTTCGAGCCCGGCCCATAGGGCGCCGGCCGGGCCGTTGCGATCGACGGCGACGGTTTCCAGTCCCCATCGGTCGACGAGCTCGACGACACGGTCGATGACCCATCCGATGCCGGGCCGGTAGTCGACGAGCTCGACGACGGGCCGGCCGGCGTGTTCGCCGGCGACGACAATCGACGTGTGTGTCTGGTTTGGTGCGGCGTCGACGCCGGCGACCATGATGCCGGCCCGATGCCATTGGTCGACGGCGGCGGCCTGCCATCGGCCGGCGTCGATTGGTGATGTCGTGATGCCGGCCCGGTCGGTCACGTTGAGGTAGGCGCGGTAGAACGTGTCAGGGTCGAGGGCATGTTCAGCGGTCAGCCAGTCGAGGTCGATGGTGCCGGTCGGATTGTCGGGCCCGCGTACGGCCGGGTGTGTCGCGACCCATACGGCCGGGTCGTCGAGGTCGACGCCGGGCGCGTCGGCCGACCATTCGAGATGGCAGATGCCGGCGCCGGCGTCGGCGTCGACGGCGGTCCGGCCGGCGTCCAACCAGTTCGCCCACCAGGTCGAGTCGATGTCGCCGGCGGCTGACAGTATCCACATTTGTGCGCCGGGCCGGGTTGCCATCAACGGTCGGGCGGCAACTTCGAGTTCTTGTCCACGTTCGGCGGTGTGTGACCAGGCTTCGTCGAACATGATGAGGTCGCCGGCCTGACCGTGTAGGGCGGTGCCGGTCGGGGCGAACACGCGGATGGTTGAGGCCAGACGCGGGACGATGAACGATTCCGACCCGTTCGATTGGCGTGGGCGGATGAACGGGGCGAGCGGTGACCGGGTGACGGCCGGTATCCATTCGTCGCGGAACGTCAGGGCGGCGTCGGCGCGGGATTGGGCGGTGTACCAGGCGCGGCGGGCCGGTGCTGACAGGGCGCACATGAACAGGACGGCGAGTGTCAGCAGCGATTTGCCGGCGCGGCGCGGCGCCGAGATGATGACGTAACGGTAGGCGGGCCGGCCGTCGACGTGTTCGCCGGCGACGTCGACGGCGTGTCGTTGCCAGGGCATGAGCGCGGTGCCGAACGTGCGGGCCATCACTTCGACGGCCGGGCCGATGGTCGGCCGGTCAGGCCGGCGTCGGGTCGCGTAGCGCGGCGGCGAGCTCATCGGTCAGGGCGTCGAGGGCGTCGAGACTGGCGCCGGGCGCGGGGCGTAGGGCGTCGAGGGCGTGACAGTGCACGCGGGCGACGGTACCGATGACGTGTTCTGACCGGTCGTCGTCATGTTCGAGACGGTCGAGGGCAGCGGCGGTGGTGCGGGCCAACGTGATGTACGCGGCGCGGTGGGCGTCATAATCGCCGGTCGAGCGGAGCAGGGCGGCGACGGCGTCAACGGCGCGTTCGTTTCGGCCGCGTCGGCGCGGGCCGGCGCCGAATCCTGGCAGTCGGGCCGGTTTCATGGGCTACCGGCGGTAACGGTAATCGGTTGGGCGGGTTCGGCCTGGTTGGGAGAGAGATTGGCCCGG